ATGCCCGGAGAGTTCCGTGACGTGGACGTTCCGGGCGGCGTGATCCGCGACAACATCAGTTTTCTGCCCTACAAGGAGCCATCCGCTGTTTTATACCAGTTGATGGGCGATATTGTGGAGGAAGGGCGTCGGTTTGCCTCGGCGGCGGACGTGAAAGTGGCGGACATGAACGCCGAAGCGCCGGTTGGCACCACGTTAGCAATTTTAGAGCGCACCATGAAGGTGATGAGCGCGGTGCAAGCCCGCTTACACGCCTCGATGCGTAAGGAATTGCGTATATTGTCGGGGATCGTGCGTGATTTCGGCCCAACCGAGTACCCGTATGAGTTGATAGGCGGTGAATTGACCCTTGAAGACTTCGATGATCGCGTGGATATCATCCCGGTCAGCGATCCGAACGCCGGAACGCTGGCACAACGCATCATGCAGTACCAAGCGGCACTGCAATTGGCGGCCCAAGCGCCTGATATGTACGATTTACCCCTGTTGCACCGGCAAATGCTGGAAGTTTTGGGGATTCGGGACACCGATGACATCATTCCCGACGAAGACGTGATCAGTCCGAGCGATCCGGTCACAGAGAACATGCATATCATCAACGGTGAGCCGATTAAAGCCTTTATTTATCAGGATCACGAGGCTCATATCCAATCTCACATAGCAATCGTGCAAGACCCCAAGATTATGGAGCTACTTAGCAAAAGTCCGACCGCTGAAGCCACTCAAGCGGCAATGGCGGCGCATATTTCCGAGCATGTGGCCTTCCAGTACCGCCGTGAGATCGAAAAAGAGCTTGGTGTGCCGTTACCACCGCCTGATGAGCCGTTGCCAGAGGATATCGAGTACCGTTTGTCGCAATTGGTGGCTCCTGCGGCTGAACAACTGCTTGGTAAGGATCAGCAAGAGGCTGAAATGCAGAAACAGCAGGAACAAGCCGAAGACCCCATCTTGCAAATGCAACGCCAAGAGCTTGAGATCAAGCAACAGCAGGCACAGGCCAAGGCGCAGGCCGAAATGGCAAAGATTAACCTCGACATGCAAAAAGCCGTCAGCAAGGATCAGTTGGAACGTGATCGGTTGGACTTACAAGAGCGTACTGATCGTGCTAAGTTGGGGGCCAAGATTGCCGCGGAGAACTCCAAGGAAGAATTGGAAAGCCGTAAGATTGCTTCCAAGTCTGAAATTGAGGGAGCTAAAATTGGTGTCGGTATTGCCAAGGACTTGATGGGTGAGTAGTGTAGTTGAACATTTTGATGCCGTTCCAGATAATACTCTGGTATATTTGCGGCAACAGTTTCGTCGGATAATGAATGAGACCAGCGATCACCTGAGTGCAGGTGCTTGCAAAGATTTTGCAGAATATGCTCGTTGTTGCGGGGTCGTTGAGGGATTGGCTCTCGCGGAACGGGAATTGCTTGATTTACAGGAGCGATTAGAGAAAGCATGATTCTCCGCATAGGCGGTGCAGGCGACTCTGGACGCCTTTTTCCAGTGCAAGGTCTTTTTGATGACTAGTTCATTAGCGACAGTAAAAACCGAGCCGGTGGATATTGATGAAGCCAGTGCTCGTAAAGCCACTCAGATGCCGAAGCCGAAAGGCTACAAGATACTGATTGCCTTACCCGAACCGGATGAGAAAACCGATGGCGGTATCATCAAAGCAAAGCAAACGATTCATACCGAAGAGGTGGGATCGATTGTGGGCTTTGTTATCGACATGGGGCCGGATGCTTACAAAAATCCCGAGCGTTTTCCGTCAGGGCCGTTTTGTGAGAAGGGTGACTGGATCGTGATGCGCGCTTATTCGGGCACACGGTTCATGGTTCATGGCAAGGAGTTTCGGCTGATTAACGATGATAGCGTGGAAGCTGTGGTTGAAGACCCGCGAGGTATCGTAAAGGTATGAGCGAAGCAGAAAATGTCGTTGAGAGCGGCACCCCAGAGGTACAATCCGCAGAAGATAAATTTTTCGGAGTACGTACCAAGATAGTTCAGCGATCTCAGGATCAGGATGAGGAGAAATCCGAGCTTGATATTGAAATTGTGGATGATAGGCCACCTGAAGATCGGCCACCTTACGGTGCCAAAGAGTCCGCCAAGGATGATGATGGCACCGATATTGACGAGAAGGAACTGGAAGGCTACAGCAAGAAGGTTCAAAAGCGCATCGATCAGTTGCGTTTTGCGCAGCACGAGGAGCGTCGGCAAAAGGAAGAAGCCGAGCGGATGCGTGAAGAGGCGGTTAAAGTCGCGCAACAACTGGCCGGTAAGAACCGGGAATACGAGGCTCTTATTCAGCGCGGTGAGGGTGCGTTAATCACGCAGGTTAAAGAACGCGCCCAGTTGGCATTGGATAACGCCAAGTCAAGTTATCGTAAGGCTTATGAAGAAGGCAATACCGATAACGTGGTTGATGCGCAGGGGAGCATGGTTCAGGCGCAAACTGAATTGAATGAAGTTGCGCAATACGAACGAAGTTTACCTGACCAGAGCCAGCTTGCGCAGCAACAAGCTGCTTATCAGCAGCAGCAGCAACAAGCTGCTTATCAGCAGCAGCAGCAAGCTGCCCAACAGGCTCCGCAGCTTGATGCAAAGCAAACCACTTGGGCTGAAGAAAATCCTTGGTTCGGCGATCCTAAAGAAAAATTGATGAGCGCAACGGCTTATGGTTTACATGAGCAGGCATTGCAGGATCATCACATGGACGCAAGCTCAGATGAGTATTATGATTACATTAACACGGGAATGCGGAAACAATTTCCCAATTACTCTTGGTCGGATGAAAGCGGAACTGGACAACCCGCGACCGCGACGGGCAAGAGAGCTTCGGCAACGTCGGTTGTTGCGCCGTCCGCAAGGAATAACGGTGCAAGGCCACGCAAAGTGCGGCTATCGTCCTCTCAGGTCTCCCTCGCCAAGAGACTGGGGTTAACAAATGACCAGTACGCCAGAGAATTTGCTAAGGAGATGGCTAATGGATGAGCGCACCGATAGGTCTCACGACACTCGTGAAGATTTTGTCCGAGAGGATGACTCTTGGGTTCCTTCTTCTGTGTTACCGACTCCCGACCCGCAGGACGGTTGGATATTCAGATGGATCAGGACTAGCGTTCTGGGTCAGGCTGATAACACCAACGTGTCCAAGAAATTCAGGGAAGGCTGGATACCCGTGAAAGCGGACGATCATCCTGAACTGAAAATCATGCCTGACATCAACTCCCAGTTTAATGGGAATCTTGAGGTCGGCGGGTTACTTCTGTGTAAAGCGCCAGCAGAGAAAATGCGGGCGCGCACAAAGCATTTTGAGGAAGTTGCACGAAGGCAAATGGAATCCGTGGACAGTAATTACATGCGAGAAAACGATCCGCGTATGCCGTTGTTGAGACCAGAAAAAAGTACGCGCACTACCTTTGGAAAAGGCTAACGCCTTTTAATATTAACAGTAGCAATTAGGAGAAATTCAAAATGGCTACAAGTGCAACTCCAAATGGTGCGGAACCTGTTGGTACTTGTTCGAGCAGCGGCTCCTTTACAGGAAAAGTTGTTCATATCAAGATTGCCAGTGCGTATGGCACCGCAATATTCTATGGAGATTTTGTGAAGCTGGTCACAGCCGGTACGATTGAGAAAGATACCGGGACCGCTGCGCTGACCTCTATAGGAATTTTCTTAGGTTGTAAATACACCGATTCGAGTACATCTCAGATGACGTTCAATCAGACTTGGCCTGCGTCAATGGCGGCTTCAGACGCAGCAGGTTATGTATTGATTGACCCCGACGTTCTGTTCAAAATGCAGAGCGATGAGGCTATTGCTCAGACTGGTTTGGGCGCTAATTTCTCCGTCATTCAGACGGCGGGATCAACGACCATTGGCAGGAGCAAGAACGCTGTCGATGGCTCGACGGTTGCAACCACCAACACCTTCCCGATTCGGCTCGTTGACTTTGTTGACGGTCCTAACAGTTCGGTGGGTGACACCTACACTGATGGCATTTACCGCTTCAATGCGGGGCATCAGTTAACCAATACCACAGGCATATAAGGAGAATTTAGCATGGCTATTTCAAGAGCACAGATGCTTAAAGAACTCCTGCCGGGGCTTAACGCCCTGTTCGGTCTGGAGTATGAAAAGTACGCTGACGAGCACACCGTTATTTATGATACGGAGTCCTCTGATCGTTCTTTCGAGGAAGAGGTGAAGTTGAGTGGGTTTGACGCTGCTCCGGTGAAGGACGAAGGGGCTGGGATCACTTACGATTCAGCGCAGGAAGCCTTCACGGCACGGTATAACCACGAAACGATTGCGATGGGATTTGCGATCACCGAGGAAGCTATGGAGGACAACCTCTATGACAGCCTCAGTGCCCGTTACACCAAGGCACTCGCTCGGGCTATGTCGTACACGAAGCAGGTTAAAGCCGTTAATCCGCTTAACAACGGTTTCACCAACAGTTATCAGACGGGGGATGGAGTTAACTTCTTCACCGCGTCGGGTGACGGTGTAACCGGTGGCGGCGGGCATCCGCTCGTCAGCGGAGGCACGAACGATAACCGTCCGGCAACGGCGGCTGATTTGAATGAAACCTCGTTGGAGGCAGGCATCGTCACGATTGCTGCTGTCACCGACGAGCGTGGACTTCTTATCGCAGCCCGTCCGAAACGGTTGTTGGTGCCACCGGCCTTGATGTTTACAGCTACGCGACTGCTTGAGTCAGATCAAAGAGTAGCGACGGCTGATAACGACATCAATGCGGTACGGAGTCTTGGGGCAGTACCTGAAGGGTATTCGGTCAATCATTATCTGACTGACTCGGATGCTTGGTTCATCGTTACCGATGTACCGAATGGTATGAAGCACTTTGAGCGTACCTCGCTGGAAACCTCGATGGACGGTGATTTCGATACGGGCAACGTGCGCTACAAGGCGCGTGAGCGTTATTCGTTCGGCGTTTCCGATCCACTGGGGATGTATGGATCACCGGGTGCATAACTGACTCGGTATATGGGAGAGCGATGCTTACTTGACAGATGATATAGCTTGTAAGTAATCGCTCTCTTTTTCCTGACTGTCGCAATAATGCGGCAGACACTAGCCACGACAGGAGAAAGACATGGCTAACACGACCTTTAACGGACCGGTTCGTTCCGAAGGTGGTTTTGAGCAAATCAGCAAAACTGCCGGAACGGGTGCCATTACCACCAATCTGGATATCGATACCAGCGGTAATATCACCACCACGGGGTACGTTTCCTCTTACGCGAATGTAAGCAGCATCACGTCTGCGACCAAGAGCGTTGAATCGACGGATTCGGGCACGGTTTACACCCTGAACAGGGCTGCGGGTATTGTGGTGACACTGCCTACGGCGGCTGCGGGGATCAACTACACCTTCATCGTCGGCACCACCTTCACGGGTGCGGGTCAGATCAACACGGATAACGCCAGTGATTTGTTCTCTGGGTTTGCAACGATCTTTGACCCGGCAACGGCCACCGACAACAACACCTTCATTCCTGATGCCAGTGATGACGACACCATTGATTTGGGTACGGCAGCACAGGGTTGGCTGGTTGGTGGTGTGATTCGCTTGGTTGCCACCAGTGCGGCGGTATGGCATTGCGAAGCGTTCCTTCATGGTGACGGTACGTTAGCAACACCGTTCGAGTAAGCGGTGATTGAATTAACCGGGTGGGGGGTTCGCCCCTCCACTCTGTTATTTAAGACAGGAGAAACGAGATGGCAGATGCTGTAACCAGCCAAACCATTCAGGACGGTGCTCGGCATGTGGTGATGAGTTTCACCAACGTCAGTGATGGCACCGGAGAATCTGCGGTCAAAAAAGTGGATGTCTCGGCGCTGGGGTCTGACCCTGTTACGGGTAGTGCTTGTAGTACCGTGGCTATTCAGTCCGTGTGGTTTTCAACTTTAGGCATGAGTGTCAAGCTGCTTTGGGATGCTGACACGGATGTGCTGGCTATGCACTTACCGGCGGATTACGCGGACACGCTCGACATGAGTGAGTTCAGCGGGTTGAACAACAACGCTGGCACGGGGGTGACGGGCGATATCATGTTCACCACGGTCGGACATACTTCCGGTGATGCGTACACCGTGGTTCTGAAGATGGTGAAGCATTATTCGTAGGAGATAACCATGAGTGGTCTTGAGATTTTCCAGAACGGGACTTCGCTGCATCCTGAGAGGATGGGAGAACCCGTCTACCAGATCGGCACAAAGAACGTGGACGGTGGGTACGATGCGGTTGTTTTCGATGCGATGACCAAGAAAGAGGCGCAGGCACGTTTGTCTGACATGCAGCCAAAAGCTCCGAAAGCGAAGCCAGCAGTAAAGAAAACACCGGCTGTTAAAAAGGTAGCCAAAAAAGCTAAAGCGAAGAAAAAACCATCTAGGAAGCGTTAATGGCAACCAGCGGTACTTATGCCTTTACCCTCGATCTGGCGGATATGATCGAGGAATCGTTCGAGCGCGCCGGGTTGGAGCTTCGCAGCGGTTACGATTACCGGACAGCCAGAAGAAGCATTGACTTGTTAATGCTTGAATGGCAGAACCGGGGGCTGAACCTGTGGACCATACAGGAAGGCACCACGTCAATCACCGCAGGTACGGCCCGTTATGCGCTGTCCAGCGATATCATTGATATCATTGAAGCCTATATCCGTACCGATTCAGGTGATACCAGCAAGCAATTCGACCAAGTGCTGACGCGGGTTTCGATCAGTCAACACGCGCATTTATCCAATAAACTGACCGAAGCCAAGCCGTTGCAGTATTGGTTGGAGAAAGACCCCGGTGCTATTGCGGTCAATTTGTGGCCGGTGCCGGACAGTGCTGAAACCTACACGCTGGGCTACTACTACATGCAGCGGGTCGAGGATTCCGGGTCACCGGGGTCCAACAACATGGACGTGCCGTCACGGTACTTGCCGTGCTTGGTTTCCGGGCTGGCTTACCAGATCAGCCTGAAACGACCCGAAGCCTCCGAAAGAGCGCCCATGCTGAAATCGGAATACGAAGAGCAATGGAATTTGGCGGCTGATGCTGACCGTGAAAAAGCTTCGTTTCGGGTGACACCGGGAGGGTATCGATTCACATGAGTTATGCCGACGGTAAATATGCGTTTGGTTATTGCGACCGCACCGGGTTTCGCTACAAGTTGAAAGACATGGTGGAGCAGTATGAAGGTGGTCGCCCCACGGGTTTGCGTGTGGGCAAGGACGTGATGGACAAAGATCAGCCACAGCTTCAGTTGGGGCTTATCAACAAATCTGATCCGCAATCGTTGCGACATCCACGACCGGAATCGACTCTGGACGAA